GCCTACGATGGTGTAGGAACCGTAACGTATCATGTTGCGAAGTATCTTTGCTTTATCGTCGTGGTTGACAACACCTCCGATGGATGCTAGTGCGTGTTTGAAATTGTCACAATGAAAACAAGAAAGACGCTGATAGACGAATAGGCAGCATGCGTTACGTTTGTCAAGCGAATCGTAAATGCGTACATCACCGAAACGTGTACGTATTTCATCACCAAAACGAGTAATTTGTATGGCACGATCATCAATCTTAGTCAAAGGTGCAAACTCGCTGGGTGGTGCACACGTGGTGCAAATTTTCTCATATGGGCAGCCGCAATTCTCGCACATCGATAAATTTTTGTAGATGGCACAATCGTAGCAATGACCTTCACGGTCGCACACTTTCCAACAACTCGGGCAGTGGTACTCGAGGTCATCTAAGGGTGGCGGTGTTGGTATTCTAACTGAGTTGGTGGAGAATGTCACGTCATAATTGAGTTCGGAGAGGTTTTTGAGACAATCAGCATTCGTTTGCGAATTGACGGCAGTGATTGCAGCAAGCAGGCTGGTGCGTCCATCTTCAACTGTGGTGTTTTGGTCGAGTGGTATTGACACAAAATCTGTTGGGGTAGAAACTGTATCTTGAGTGTTGGGTGTTGGTGATGGCTGGATAACTCCAGTTTCGATTTGATGGCCGATGTCTGTGCTTATGGCATCTTTGACTACGGTGTCTACGGTGGAGGCAATAACAGCAGCAACTGGTGGTGTAGTGATAGCAGTGTTGTCGTCAATGTTTTCCTTGAGCACTTCAAGCTTGGCTGCATTCTCCTCAATTGCAGAGTTGGTACGGGGTTGGACGTCAGCGCTGATGTATCGACTCTTCTCGACATTGACTGCATTCTCAACGTTGGCTGCAGCGTACTCCTGTTGTAGATTTATACGCACGCGGGGTTTAATCTTGGGTGGTTGCGATTTAGCTGTATGTTGTTCTCTAAGCATGGATATAGTGAAGGAGACTGCACCCAATGTGGTATATTCAGTGAGCGTGCCACGTTCGGCGTGAGTGCGGACGAAGTCACGGTGGTCATCGTAACAGCTGTTCTGATAGAAGCCAGGAAAAAGGTTGTCGATGTCGTCGAAAGAATTTGCATTTACGTGGAGCACTCGCACTATGGTGGATTGATATTGCTCACCATCGATGACTACATTAACATTGTCAGCAAGGCGAAGTGCATTAAAGGGCATTTTCTTTTGACGTATACAATTATGTAGTCCACCTTCAAGCAGTATATTGAGTGTTTCGCGATTAACGTAAATGGTGACCGGCTTGTTAACCGTTGGTGGTACGTACGTCGTCGTGCAGTCACATACAATTAACTGCCAGTGTTCGTTTTCGAGCTTTAGGCGCACGGTGTCTTTTGAATTGAAATTCACATTATGTATGTTGGTGCCATTGTGGACGACATAATTGATTTCGTGTTTGGCGCACATAGTATGTAGGTCTTGTAGCGTTAACCAACGTGCGCGCCCGGTGAGGTGGGCACGTGAATTGCGTAAAGTGTTGACATCAGTAGCCCAGACGTCAGTGTAGCGCAACATGCAATTGTAACCACAAAAACCATCACCTGGTGGATCATATATGAGATGGCAGTGTGTGGTAGGTGGTGTTGGTTGCACTGGTTGTGTAGTAGATGCTGGTGTCACTGGGGCAGTGATTGGAGAGTCATTAACCGGAAGAGTTGTGGTGGATGGTGGTTGTGGCGGCGCACTTGGTTGAGCTGTGCTGGTGACATTTGGTGGTTGTGGTGGTGCGCTTGGTTGAATGATG